ATGCATCCCCCTAGATAGAAGCCTATTAGACTTCTACCCCGCCAGCGGGTTCCTAAGCCCGCTCTATGCTAGTCTGTTAGACTGCGCATATCCAGCGTCGTTTTATGCTGAACGACGACGCACGTTCTTTGCTGGCAAAGCGATCCACAAGATCGCCCCTGCGAAGGGCATCATGGAACCACTCAAGCAGCCCAACCTCACCATCGACCCGATATGATTCGGACCGAGGGACGAGGACTGGTACGCGCCTCTCAAGGTACTGCAGATCCTGATTCCACCTCACGGTGGGTTCGGTACTGTCAGTTCCAACAGGGAGGAAGGTAGCAGCATGGAGGAATCCATGCCGCGCTGAGTGAGAAACACTCGAATGCGGAAGACTTATGAAGGGTACCAATCCCTCATCGATCTCCGACACTGTCCCCCACAACCCGGCTTCATAGGCCCGGTTGCGGAAGTCAACGAGTGCTGCAATTTCAGCTGCATCATCACGAGAGCTTGGTAGCTCAGAGCGCAGTCGTACGACGGACACATCAGTGCCATCGTAATACTCCGCGCCGCAAGATTCCCGGAACTTTCCGTTCCAAAAGGACTTGCGTCGATTGACTTTAGCACCGAAGTGCTCGAGCCAGTCGATCACGTGATCGATCGTGTCGACGGGGGCAATGATATCGTCCCCATAGACGCTGACGATGCCCGGAAGATCTCCGGGCTTGATGCGTTGTGCTCTCTTCTGCTCCACTCCACATACGGCCAAGGTTGTAAAAACCAAGGCTTCGATGGGGAATGTCAAAGCAGAGCCCATGGACGCGAACTTCTGCAGGGGTATAACCCCGTGGAAGGGAACGTCTGCCGAACGACTGCGAGTAGCCCAGATAAACTCCCACAAGTGGGGGTAGTCTCTGAACATCTCGTAGACAAGATTCCAGTGGACCCGATCCGAAGCTTCGCTTAGATCGAGTGTACCGAGGCGGCCATCGAAAGATGACGTTCTCGCCAGCTCGCGGTTGCGAAACTGGTCCTGGAATCCGAGGACCCTACTCATAGGTCCTCGGCCCAACAACTCGTACATTTCTCGTTTGAGACCCTGTTGTGCATACTGCATAACAGAAGGCTCAATTGCGATGATGCGCGGTGTTGATTGGGTTTTCGGCACGGAGACGACCCTGACGGGTCGTTCATCCGACATGTGGACAGACACGGGTGAACCCGGGTAAACCGAGTTCGTGGTGTACCTCCAGAATGGAAAGACCGTTTCAAGGCGGTCCGGCCATTCGGAGTAGCTGCGACGGTCCTTTTGGGACATTCGCTCAGCTGTAGCACCAGGTCCGTGTTTCGGGATGAGTTCCCAGTTGGCGATCTTGCGATCACACTCCTGGAAAACTCTGCCGAAGAGCCTCTTGGATACTTTGCGGAAGGTATCAACCCTCCCCCGGTCTAAACGACCAGGAAGCCCAAGAAGCTCTCTGTCGGTGGCAACAAATTGATCGAACGCGGCGCGCTCCCTTTCGGGAGAGCAGTCGCGCTCGACTTTGTGAGTGAGGTAGCAAAACTGCCTCACTGCCCAGATGCACTCTGCATCTGGTTGTGCCAAGAGAGAACCACTTTTCTCGTCAAAGATACGGCTAAGGAAACCTCGCAAGTAAGCGGGGAGCCCTTGGACGTGCTTCCAGGTAGGACGCACGTCTTGAGCCGGCCAAACACCTGTTTCGAGACCTCTTTCGAGAGCTTTCGCCAGGCTAGGCAGGACGATGGTGAGATAACCATCGCCCTCATCTTGACACCTTGCCGCGGTCGTAGTTAGATCGCGGGTGATGTCGATCGAGCAGTGCCGTCCTAAGTTAATCAGGACGGTTTGGTGGAGTGTTTGTAGGCTTTTCATCTTGCCCCTTTCGAGGGTCGAGTCCAGCTACACACACTACTGATTTGAAGGCTTAGCTAAGCCTTCGTTGCGGCTCTACCAGCCAGCACCGCAATTGCGAAGCTGGAAAGCAGGCAGATGAAGAGTGTCCCGAAGACAACGATAAGAATCGAGGTCTCGGTCACTTCTCACCGGCCAGTGCTTTGGTGGTAAGAGCTCCAGTCGAAGCGGTCAGCGCATTGGCAAGGCCAATGAGCTGATCCCGCAATTCGATGGCTGTGAAGCCATCGAGGGGAGCCCGGTTGGTAATCGTCCAGATGGACGACTTGCGGCTATTTACCGCAGAAACCGGGTCGGCTGCAATCTTGTTCGTCTTGAGCGAGATGGCAGTGCTTCGAGTGGTGGCACTGATGGTCTGGGCGACTCGCAGCTGCGAGTTCCCATCCGCAGACGTGAAGTCTCCGGAAGTACGGTCAATCCCCGTTCGGGGAAGTGAAATGGCCGTACCGCCAACAGTGACAGCTTGTGGATCAGTGAGCATGGTAGCCCTCCATTGTGGTTGGTATTGCTTGGATTGGTTGCGTCAGGGTTTATAGTCTTCGGACGTTCGAGACTCAAGTCTTGAGCTTTGTGAGCCCAAGCGCGCCAAGAATAGCAGTTCGACTCGGTGTAAGGGAGCCAAAACCACCAATCCTGAATCCATACGGATTTGCACGCAGACGCCGCTTGTACACAGTTGTACTCTGAATAAAGCCATCACGTTGATGGCCAGTCAGAGAGAAACTGGCAGGCGGGCCTGACCGGTACTTCCAGGAAGCGTTGGATGAATAATCCGTGCGCTCCATGGCGTATCCGTAGTGCATGATCAGCAAGTTGTCCGCGTTAAGTTCATTCGCGCGGATGGAGTCTCCTATTCGGAGATTCCAATCAACTAGCCAGGACCAAGGTGCCAATTCCCAGAGAGTGCTAGGAGTGATCTTCGGATTTACTAAGACATTAAACCTGTCGAAGTAGTCCTTGGGATCAAAACCAAGCGGGTAGAAGGAGGAGAACTCCCCCTCAAACCATCTCTCGGAACTTCGCGTGCGAGTATGTACAGCGTCAACCATTATTCCGGTAGACGTTCCAGTACTGATCGCACTTCCGGCTTCAGAGAAGCCGGTAGCGAAACCTCTGTTGTTATCCACCTGTAAGGCAAGCGTGACGTTATTATCCGTCACAGTTGCTGCCTGGGTGGACAGAGGCAGGCTATATCGCCGGTGAACGCGCTGGCCCTGTTGGGCCAGAAGCTCAGTTGCGCCCATGAGGGCGCGAGCTGCGTTCTGAATATCTGCAAGGAATGGTTTCCATCCAAATTCGATATTCAGATAATCGGCGCCGTACGCCCTGAAAAGCTTGGTACCGGATGATAAAACATTCGGAATAAGCTTAGGGAGCCCCTCACGGAGCTCCCCCAGGAACAGTGCGGCGTCGAAGACCACCGACGTCGGTGCCACCCTTGAGTACGCCTGCTGGGCGAACGCGTCAAGACCGGTTTCCTTGTAAGGAGCCGGTCCGACGGTTGTTCCAGTGTGGATCGGGTCAAGTATACTCTGTGAAGCCCCACCAATGGTGGGGTACAGAATACAGTTCTGAAAGAACTGACGAGTGAACGGCGACGTAGTCGACGTTTTCGTTACATTGAACCGAGACGTGATCAAGGTATGCTTTTTCAGCTCCATTGGATGACCCCTGTCGGGATCACCCTGTGGCTGAAGACCACGCTCGGCAAGCCGGGCGTGGTACTTCCTCCGGGACGTTGAGTCCAGGAAGTAAGCATAAGGATCAGCAGATAGCGCGGTGACCTCCTTAGCGGAGATCGCGTTGCGATGTGGCTTGGCACGAACGCCAAGCAACTCGGCTGAATCCTGAACTGCAGAGCCAGACCATTGCAGAACTCCATCAACATAATATGCTGTTGGAACGCTAGCGTTGGCAAACTGTTCTCTGTAGAATGGCATCGATTTGTCCTCGTATGAAAGGAGCAACCTCGCGCGTACACAGTTGCGCGTGGGGTGATCGGCATCACCGGGAGGGGT